ATGTATCATAAAAATATCACCATATCTTTTATCTAATTCTACAAAATGTTTGTCCTCTAAATATTTTATAATTGGTATACTAACATCACTGTAATTATCTTCAAAATTTATAATATCTATAAATACTTTATCAAAATTAATAGATTTAATTACTTCAAATTCGGCACCTTCGACATCAATGGAAAGATAATTTATATGTGATACATTATTTTCATCAAAAATAGTCTCTAATTTTTTTGTATTTACTTTAATTAATTCTGTAGTTGAACCCATTTGTATATTTTCATCGTGTAATCTTTGTAAATGTCTTGGGTCAAAATTAGATTTAATTCCTGAAATCATTTCTGTATATCCTTTATTACATAAAAATTCTGTTTCTCCGTCATTATTACAAACCGCATAATTTAAATTAACATTATTGGGTCTATTGGTTACTAATTTATCAAATACACTTTTAATGGGCTCCACATTTATTCCAGTCCAATTATGATTTTTCTCGAAATATAAAGTATTATTTATTGTTATTCCATCATGAGCACCAACATCTACATAAAATCCCTTTTTATAACCCTTAAAAAATATTTTTTCTAAATATTTATCTTGTTCGGATTGTGAATAAAATTGTTCTTCAGGTTTATCCATTTTGTTATCATTTTTGTTTTTGTTTTTGTTATTGTTATCATTTTTGTTATTGTTATTGCTAACAATATTATTCGCAAGCTCTGAAAAAAAGGTTTGGTCAAAATCATTAAAAATAGTTAACCAATAGTTTGAAAAAACAGATTCCTTTAAAAAACTTTCGTATAACGCTTGTTCGTTGTCTACCTTTTTGATATATTCGACCAATTCGTCAAAACTTGAAAAATCATTTGCGTTAATAAATGTCTTGGGATTAAAATCATTCACCACTTCATTCGACCCCCAATAAATTGGTATACATCTTGATTTATACGCATCGCAAATTTTTTCAGTAACATATCCCGGATACATTTTATTTTCAAATGTCAATACAAATTTATAAGCATTATTGTGTTCTATTTTTCCAGAACAATTGGTTCCTCTGGGAACTATATAACCTATATTATTTAAAAAACTGCCTCCGCAATCGACTTGTTTATATTTTGATAATTTATCCACGATTTCGCTTCTTTCCTTGTTTATGCTGTCTTGTTGACAAATAATAGAGCAAAATTTGGACTTTGTTGGTATTTTATAGTAAACTTCAAAAAGAATGGGGTTCAAATAACATAACCATAAAGGCAATCGGCAATTTTTATTGCTATTTTTATCAAAGGTGATGTTAAAATCAGCATCTTGCCTTTGCGATTGCGATTCTCCAGAATAAAATACTTTTTTTCCGGCAGCTAAATTTGCGTGGTTATTGCCAAAAATACTGTAAAATAATATATCTGGATTTTCATCTGGATTTATAACACGGATATTGTAATAATTGGACAGCATATTTTTAATAAAATTATTTTCTGTGTCAAAAGTTCCACCACAATATTCTTCCACCCACCAATCGGTAAACGCAATGGAATAACATGGTATTTTATCAAAATTAAATTGTTCATAGTCGGTCTGGATGTCTGTATCTAGATTATTATGCTCTTGATAAGTCGTGCTGTAAACCAGGTATTTATTGATTTGATACATATCAAAGCAATTCGTATATATACTTGTGTGATCGATTGCTGTTTTTATGCCATTTATTTGTATATTTTTTATTAATTTATGACAAGCTGGCTTACTTATAATATAACCATAAGTGCCATTCCAACCAGGATTTGTTATTTTATTAAACTGGATAGTATCGTTATCGTTATCATATTCATCGTGTATATGATTTCCGCTAATCAAAGCATACTCTATATTATTTTTACTAATAATATCAATCGTTTTTTGTAAAACTGTATTAAAATCGTTGACAAGAGATACATCATCCTCTAAAACTACATAATAATTATGCTCTTTATCATTTGCTAATTTATGCCATAGTTTACAATGACTTAACGCGCATCCTATTTCCCCTTTTCGATAATTAATAAAATTATCTTTAAATAAATTTTTAATGAAGATACTTGGTTCTGTATTTTTCCCATCTATTGCCTCGAAAAATTCATAATTTGTTACCCCATTCTGATTCAATAATTGTATCATTTTCGCCCTTCTATCTGGTCTTCTATTTAAATTTATTATGTTTATTTTAAAAGTATTGTTTAAAGTATTAGTTATATTATTATTTTGATTTAAAGACAATACTGTAGACCATTCTTTTGCTCTATTTATCCAACTACATGTTTCGGCATAAGCTTTGCCATTTTCTCGTAATTGTCTTTTGTCTTTGTTAGTTAGTTTAATTAAAGATTCTACTGTATTTTCTGCTTCAATTTGTATGCCATATTTGCCAACGGTGTCTATTAGTCCAGCAATAGGATAATATAAACAAATTACTTCCGACATTAACATTTCCATCCCTGTAATACAAGAAGTCTCTGACCAATTTGTCGGATACAGCCAATATTCAGAAGTGCTCATTTCCGCATAAAGAAGTTCTGAATTTAAATTTCCCAAAAATCGAATATTATTATGCTTTTTAATTATTTCCACGATCTTGGTATTTAATTCATCTTTTAAATAATTAGATATTACTAGTTCCGCATCTGGCATCTTATCTACTATATATGGCCACAAATCTAGCAATATAGCTAATCCTCTTTCCGGTCTAGATGAATAAATAAATTTGTTTGTCTGTTTTTTGACATTTTGTCCAGGTTTTGGAAAACTGTTTAAATCTATTCCATTATTAATTATTGTTATTTTGTTAGTTAGTATCGGATACTTGGATAAAAAAAGGTCCTTATGCCACTGCGTTAAGCATATACAACCTGTAATGTAATTGTCCCATTTTGTCAGTATTTGTTCGTCTGTTAAATCGCAACCATGCGGAAGCAATAGTGTATCATGTGCCCAAATATAAGATTGGTAATACGAACAGCCTTTAAACATTTCGTAAAATGAAATATATCTGGACACTATTACAGTGTGGAATGGTATAGAATTTATTATAGTATGTATATCTTGTAATCTAACATAAGTAATATTATCAAACTGTTCGTTAGCAACTACACCTGTAACATAAATATTATAATTTTTTGGAAAACATCTACTAAGATACGCTACCGCTTTTTCTGAGCCACCTAATGCGTTATTTTGTATATAAGAATAATTCCATTCAATATCAGCAAATCCAGTATAAATTAATATATTCTTGCTAGATGCGCAGTCCTCTTTTGTAAATTTCACATTTACATTTACATTCACAGTTCTAATTTCTGGTTTAGGAAATATATAACTAACATCTATCCCAAATCGCTCTCCATAATTCTTTAAAAATTCATGCTTTCTCAACGGTATTCCTAATAAATGTAAAAACTTAATGTAATCGGTCGCCAATGTAATAAATGATTGCATCTTATCGGCCTTTACATGATTCACGAAAAACTGTAAATTATATAATATATTTCCAACATACGAATCATCTGCTACTGGCATTTTCTTTATAAACACAATTTCAAACATTCGAACCGCACAGTCGAATTCTTGTAGTTTATTTGCGATTAATATCATGTAATAAGGCACTAATAGGTTGTATTTCTCGATAGCGACGAACAACTTTGCGTCGGTTATGGTGCTTAAATAACGATTTTCATAAAAGTCCTTCACCTGTAAATAATAATTATAAGCAGTTTGATTTTGATTTTCGCAGCAATAATGAAGCAACAAGGGATACAAGCATTCCAGTCTCTCCGCGTCATATTTGAACGACTCGACCAAATAAAAAAAGCCAGATTCCATTTTATTTAAACCCTTGTAGCATTCATATAAATAATAACACGACATATATTTTTCTTGAGCCCAATTATCCTGGCCAAGGGTGATTTTATACCATTTAATAGCTTCTTCGTATGACCCATAGTCCTTGTAACTATTCGCGCAATAAAAAGCATATCTGATATATAGTGGATCTTTGGCCAAAACCGCCTTCGCATGAGCCGATTCCAGGATTTTCGCATCCTTCAAATACTTTTGCGGATCTAAATTGCGATTCCCGCTTCGTCCAGAAACGACATAATATTCGCCTTCAATTGTCGTCTGGGTAACACCTGGCTCCAAACAGCAAATATATTCATGTAATACGGATTGATATGCGAATCGTTTATTATTGTTTATTAGCAAAACCCGCACATATGCGGTTCCGGCGGGGGACCCGAATTTTAAATAATATTGGTCGTATATTGTCGCGTTAACTCCCGGCATCACAATATTGCCGACAATTTCATCGTCCGCATCAAATACTAGAAGCAAATCGGTTTTTTTAAAGGCTCGTTGTAGCGCTAGGGTTCGATTGTGCGCGAAATCGACCCAATCGTCGACGAATAATTCGCCCGGTATTCCCCTACTATTGAAAAAATCATAAATAATTTCCTTTGTATTATCGCTAGATCCGGTATCACAAATAACCCAATAGCTGAATTGAATCTTGTCGCATAATTTTTCTAGAGTGTTGCGTATTATATGAGATTCGTCTTTAACAATCATATTTAAACAAATGGTTGGATTGGTTGGTTTTTCGGTAATAATCAATTCCATTATTTATTATAATTATTTAAAACCATTGTATTTAACTAATTATATTTGTTTATTTGTTTATTTGTTTATTTGTTTATTTGTTTATTTAGTCGACATATAAGTCAATAATTCTAAATAATGATTAAAATCCGCAAAATATTCGTATTTGTCAATTTCTACTAAAGCGGTATCTGATACTTCTAGATTTCGGTCTAGATTCTGGAGTTTAATATGCGCGATTCCTCTGTAATTAATATTATAATAATAAGAAATTGTTAGGTTGTCTTGGTGATGAACTAACAAATAATATATAGTCTTCCATACATCCCCAGTCCACTCCTCCCTGTATTTTAAAATATCATTCTCATAGTAATGCCTCTGTGGAATTTTAAGCTGTTCATTGTGATTCAATGGTATAATATCATCGATAAAAATAGACCCATTTTCATTCAATACCCGAATACTGTTGCTGAAATCTCGCAACACATTTTCCGCGTGATGCATCCCATCAATAAATATTACATCAAACCGCTTGTCCTCGTTGTTAGTTTCGAAAAAATCATCTGATAAACATTTAACAATAGTAGAATTATCACACTTTGGATCCGGATCTACTCCAGTCTTATTTTCATTTAGAAAATGAACATTGTTATAAGTATACCCGGTTTCCACCCCGATTTCCAAATAAGTATTTGATTCGTCGGTTACGCTATTAATAACTTGATGTCTATTATTGAATAGGGGTGCGTTATATTTTGGTCTACTTATAGCTGGTCCGTCCAAAATTTCATAGTCTGGAGTCGATAAATACAACAATTTAAAATAATTTGTTAGTTCTTCATTGGTATGGTCTATTAAAGAATAACACTTTATCTTATCTAGGTTTAAATAGTCTAATCTCTGCCAGAGATATTCATTGGTACATTTGTTTTCCAACAAAATGAAATCGTATTTGAGTTTTGATTTCACATCGAAACTTGTATTTGTATTTGTATCCGTATATAGCTCTCTAATTCGCTCCAGATTATAAATTAAACTATCATAACCAATAATACAAATCTGACAAGTATAATCTGTATTAACTAACAAATTACAATATTTGTTAGTATAAGTTGCGGAATCTCTTAACCAAATCTTGCTGGCATTGGTTATATACGATTCATCTTCATGCGCATCGAGGCCCTTCATTTTCTCATGTATATCATATGCTTGATAATAAATCGGGCTGATATAATTCGGACCTATGCGATTAATCTCCGCGTTTCGAATAAGTGAAAAATTGTTTTCCCCTTCATTCATGTACTGAATATAACCCAATTTATGGATTTTGGCCATTTTATATTTTGGCGATACCGCGGTCCTTAACAAAATCTCATAGTCGTCACATATATGTAAATGCTCGCAATAATTTTCCAACTCTAGTAAAAACTCGCGTCTCCAAATTCGCGGGTGATTCGGGCAGCAAACTAAATGACTCAATGTAATATTATTTATGTTAGGTGTAATATAGACTAGTCGCCACTTGTCCTTATATTTCATCGAATAATATCCGCCATATCCCTTACAAATAAAGTCTCCATACCATTGATTTTCACCCGACTCGTAAGAGCACACGCAATCCATATAAATGAACCCGACCTCTGGCTTGTCGTCGAATAAGTTCGCGGCATCCTGTAACACATCGGGCAAAATCTCATCGTCATGGTCCATCTCCAATACATATTTGCCCCGGCATAAACCAACCACTTCGTTTTTCACATTACCGATGCTGCCATTATTTTGAGAGTGTCTGTAAAAGCGAATGCGATTGTCATCGTTAAAATTGGTTCTTAAAAACTGGAAATGCTTGTCATCAGGCGAGTCGTCCACGATAACCCATTCCCAATCCTTAAGGGTTTGCTCCTTCAAACTTTGATAGACGCGCATAATCTTGTGAAACGAATTATATGATGGCGTAAACAGAGAAAAAGTGGGCCTCAGAAGTTCTCTTGACAAGGAGCAATTCGCAATAAATTTGACATTTACATATTTGTTGAAATTATCTACATCGAGCAACTGAGTAAAATGAAGCCGCTTTACAAACATTTTTTTAGAAATTACCTGTAACAATTCTTCAGTATATTCCGCGTCCGATGCTCCATAAGTAATTAATAAATGATAATTCGCATTATGTAGTTTTTCAACCTTTTTAAGGTTGTTAGTTATATATACACTACAATCCAGTTTGGAAGCATGGGTTTCAAAAAAAGCATCGACCTCGCTATATTCGTCATGTCGGTAAAAAAGAATAAAGGGGAATTTCATTGGTATATTTAAATACCAACATTAGTATTTAAATAATAAAAAGCAAATAATATTAATAATTTAATAACATAATTTAATAACATAATTTAATAACATAATTTAATAACATAATTTAATAACATAATTTAATAATAAAAAGCAAATAATAATTTTAAAACTCAGGAGTGTGCTTTTTAAATATACACCCTTGTGAAGTAAGCCCTACAACATCTGATGTCACCAATGTGGGATTCTGATTGTCACAGTTGCACATCCATATTTTTATAATACAGAAATTCTTTTTTGGCGAGATGGTTATCCCCGTTACACAATTTACAAATGAAGAATTGTTACTAATTGATTCGCCGACAAGCACATAATTTAATTCTCTCCAAACTTCACATACATTTTTATTCGAAACCTTATATGAAAAGCATCCACCATTTCTATTTTTTTGGTCTTCCCACATCGGAACAATGCCATCTTTCATCACAAATAACATACATGATTTAATCAATGGGTCCGGTGTTGTCTCGCTAATCGCAATAACATCTTCCAGCGTTTTTAATTTTGAAACTAATTTGTAGCTTCCAACAGACCAATCGTTATCTTGTGGCAAATGCCCCCATAAATTCCATTTA